GTTATGAGCAAAATTATGTTCAAAGGGAAGAAACCAATTGGGATACTCTATATTTTCTTCCATTATCTAAACCAATATGTCCCAGCATGAGTTACTCTTACATATGGAGCTAAGTATATTTTTCCACCTAAATTCCGCCATAATTTACAGAAGTGATAATCTTCAGATAGTAACTGACCTGATTCATCTATTGATAAATCCCAGAAATTATAAATACCATCATTGATAGATAAAGTTCCAAGTGATGGTTGGTTGTTACGATATGATTTTACATATGGCTTCATTTGCTCAAACACATCTCTTTTAATTAAAATAAGACCTGTGCCAGCATTATTAATTTCAACAATCTGTTCTCTGGTTTGAGAAATAGTTGCTCTTGCTTCATCTGTCATTCCATTAAAATTCCAAATAGCTGTATGATTTTCTACATCTTCTACACCTAGCTTTGCAACTTGCTTAACTCTTCCCCAGTTTATCCCCTTCATTGGAACTGGGGCAGCAACTATGTCTAGATCTTCATTAATCATTCTTAAAATTCCTTGGGCATCAAAACCCTCATCTGCGTCAATAAATAACAAATAATCAAAATTACGTCTTAAGAATAATTCCGTTAAAGCATTTCTAGCTCTATGAATAAGACTTTCATTTGATATATCAATAAAATCAACTACATGCCCATTCATACGAAGAACATCAAAAAGAACTATTATGCTTTTCATAAATGATCCGTGACATACTCCGCCATACATTGGGGTTGCAACCATAATGCTTGCCATTATTTCTCCTCATACTTAGCTAGGTAATTACAATCATTATCAATTAATTTAATGTTTGCATATCCTATATTTTTTAATATCTTCATTGTATCATATTGCTCTTTTTTTATACCAAACTCTTTTAAAACATCACTTGAAACCCTTTGACTGTTGTCTTCAAATAAAATAGTTGGCTTAAATTTTTTTATTGTTTTAATAGCTCCAAGCAAAACCATTGGTTCAAAACCTTCCACATCCATTTTAATAAAATCACAACACTTTAGATTAAGACTATCTATTGTTATTGTATTAACTTTTTCTCCACCTAATCCAATTTTGATTCCGCCAAGATTTGAATATATGTTTCCACCGTAATGTATATCCATATTTTTAGCTGCTCCATCAGAAATTTTTCCAGTCAGCGTTGTTTCAGTTTTTTTATTTGCCAATGCATTATTATATGCATATACATCTTGTAAATCATTTTTTAAAATATTATGCTTTAATAATCTATACATGTTTATTTGTGGTTCAAAACAATATATAGTGGCTTTAGGATTGATAGATTTATACATTATTGTATGTGAGCCAGCATGTGCTCCAGCATCAATTATTACATTTGACTTTTTAATTATATCAAATAAAAATTTAACAACATAGTCTTGTTCGTATATTTTACCCTTTACAAGCTCATTTGTAAAAGCAAAATCATTAGAGAAATATGACATATACCCAAATGAAGTATTTGCTTCTGTAATGCTAAGAATATTGTTCATTTTTTTGTTAACTGTCTATACAAAGTTTTTGGATTAGTTTTCCAAAAATCTAAAACTTCATTTCTTGATCTGTGATGAATAGTCTCAACATGATCTTGGTGTATTGAAGAATCAAACTCTAAAGAATAAGTAAATAATGGAAACGATAAACAAATTGCTTCATGGTAAATTAATCCATCAGCAAGAAGAATTGAAAAATTGTTACCATTAAATATAAATTTTTCATTAACTATGTGCTTAGAAATAATTTTTTTTGCCCAAGATCTTTTAATTAAATAGCATACTGCCGAAGAATCACGCCATTCTCGATAATGTAAACTTGTATTAACTCTTCCTATGTTAGTAATAGAAAGCTGTAAAACATCATATTCTAAATTAATTTTTGATAAAAATTGATTCCATGTCCATTGCCAATGATTTACTGTTTCTAATGTTAAGTCATCCTCAACAATGATAGCGTAGTCTGAAGTAGAAGTATCAAGCCAGTGTTTAATTGCTTTTAGATGTGATATTGAACATGCTATTTCATTTTTAGACATGGGAACAGAATCAATATTGTCTACCAATAACGACAAATCTTCAGTTGATCCATCTACCGCCTTAACAATAGTATAGTCTTTTATATTATATTTATTAAATTCTTTCTTAATGTGTTCTAATCTATTTTCTTTAGACTCAAGATTAATAACATATACTGGGCCAAAATCCTTCAATGCATTTTTCATATTTTTCTATGTAGAGCTTTTGGTTTTGTTTCCCAAAAATCTAAAACTTCCTGCCTTGATTTTTTATGAATTGTATCAACATGCTCTTCATTTATAGATGAGCCAAAGTCTAGGGAATATGTAAATAATGGAAAAGCTAAACAAATTCCAGTATGATATATCAAATAATCTGCAACTGGTGGACTGGGCATTTTATTAAAAACAACTTTGTCATTTTTAGTATAGGTATTTAATAATTTTTCTGCCCAAGATCTTTTAATTAAATAACAGGCAGTAGAGGAGTCTCTTATCTCTCTATAATGTAAGCTTGTATTAATTCTTCCTCTATGAATAATAGAAAGCTGTAATACATCATAATCTAGATTAATTTTTGATAGAAATTCATTCCACGTCCATTGCCAATTATTTACCGTTTCTAAAACTAAATCATCTTCTGCAATTATGGCATACTCTGATTTTGAGTTATCTATCCAATGTTTAATTGCTTTTAAATGAGATAGGGTGCAGGCTACTTCATTGTTTGAAATTCTAGTATAATCAACATTATCTACCAAGAGCTGTAGGTCTTCACTTGATCCATCTACCGCTTCAATAATAGTATAATCTTTTACCCCGTGTTTGTTAAATTCTTTTTTAATATTATTTAATCTATCTTCTCTAGATTTTAGGTTGATCACGTATATTGGACCAAAGTCTTTTAATGCATTTTTCATGATTCCCCTTTTTATATATTATATCAGATAAAATAAAAAGGGCCCAGTTTCCCAGGCCCTTTAACTTATTTATATTATTATATCATTAATTCATTATTACTGCACTAGCTACAGTTGATATTTGATCCATTCCAATAAATGTTGCTTTAACATATAGTTGATAGCCACCAAATCCATTGCTTTCTACTTTAACATCTGGAGAAGTCAGTGGTGTTGCACTATCTACAATTGCATATTCTGTATATTCTACAGTGCCACTGTTAATAAAACCAGAAACAGTTGACTTTCTAGTATGGCCATAGGTATTTCTCATAACAATGTCATATGTGAAAGCTGTGTTATTACTAAGAGGATCTCCTATCTCTATATATGTATTTGAAGTAGATGTAAATCCATAGTATGTATCAGTTCTTACATATTTACCCGCAGTAGAACCTGAAGTTCCATCATATCTAACACCAGCAGCATATTGATCAAGTGCTAATGTGCCAGATGATGATACAAGACCTGTTCCTGCAAGTGCATTTGTATTAACTGCAAGAGTTATACCATCAACATAAAGTCCTAAACCATCTAAGTTGCCAACAATAGCGTTAGTGTTAACTGCAAGAGTTATACCATCAACATAAAGTCCTAAACCATCTAAGTTGCCAACAATAGCGTTGGTGTTAATAGCAAGTTGGTTTCCAGTAACATAAAGTCCTGAACCGTCTAGGTCTCCAACAAGCGAGTTAACGTTTACGTTAATTGAACCAGAGCTTAGATAAATATTAGAACCAGCAGTTAGTGTTCCAGCTTCTGAGAATTGAGACCAACTTATTGATGGACTGCCCATACCTACATCAGTTACTAAAGCAACAAATCCTTTACCAGCGTTTGCTGTTCCAACTTCAACAAATGTAAATGATCCAGTTGTTAGGTCAGTTAAAGGATCGTTTGCATCTATTGCACGAGTAAGAGTAAGGTTGGATGCTCCTATACCATCAACAAAATAAATACCATTTTGAGAAGTAAGTGTTTGATTTTTTACAAGAACACGATCTCCATTGTTAAGAGTAATTCCGTCAATAACTAATGGTGCAGTATTAAGATTTTCAATATTTTCAGTAGTTGCAGTTCTTACAGAAGCCTTAACATCTAGACCTTGTGCTACTGAGTCTACATAGTCTCTGGTTGCAATTGCGTTTGTGTTAACTGCAAGTTGGTTTCCAGTGACATAGAGTCCTGAACCATCGAGATCGTTAACAAAAGCGTTTACGTTAACGTTTAGGTTATCACCTGAGTTAACATAAAGTGTTGAGCTTGCAAGAGATTCTGCGATTGCATTAGTGTTAACTGATAGACTTGAGTATCCACCAACAAGACCTGTTCCTGCAATAGCATTAACATTTACGTCAAATCTACCACTGTCTGTGTAAATAGTTCCACGATTTAATTGAGTAAAGTTTGATGCAAATGCGTTTGTGTTAACGTTAAGAGTATTGCCAGTGACATAGAGTCCTGAACCATCAAGATCGCTAACAAAAGCGTTTACGTTAACGTTTAGGTTATCACCTGAGTTAACATAAAGTGTTGAGCTTGCAAGAGATTCTGCAATTGCGTTGGTGTTTACTGTAGCAGCTGATACTGCATTTGTTACATATGCCTGAGTAGCAAGAGCATTGCTATCCCAAAGCAACGAGAGTCCGTTAGCTGTAAGCGCATAATCGCCTAGGGCTAATCCTCCCGTAATTTTAAAGTTTTTTTCGGCCATTCTTTATTTCTCCTATAGGGGTTATACTATGTTATAGCTGATTTAATCACTTTAACATTAGCATTTGTTACATTGGCATCTGATATTTGCACTACCAGTCTTCCAAGACCCCCACTTGAATTAGCTGTAACTGATAATCCAGTTATATCATTTCCATTACTAATTATACCATAATTTGAGTAATTAACTAAACTAGCATTTGCTAAAACCAAAACTTTTGAGCAATATTGTTTTGCTCCTTGTGTAATTTGCACTAAATATTCAGCTGTTGTTAATGTTCCAAGTGTCCATGAATCTATAATTGTTGGTGAAGTTGTAGTTACTACTCCCGTTATTAAAACGTTATCTGCTTGTTCTAAAGCTTGGATTCTTGATTCTAATGATACCGCGTAATATGAGGTGGTATCGATTAGATCTGCATAATCGGCACCAGTAGGTCTGTCACCAGTTTCGAATTTGGTTTTAAGCAGGTTTAGGGAGATGACAGCCATTTTTTAATTATATCATAGGATATAGTTGTTGACACCGATGATGGCAATGCCAATTGAAGGAACTATATTACCTGGAGATCCTCCAATTCCAACGTTTTTAAATCTAACATAAAACTGTTGAAAATTTGATATTTTTATAGATGGAGATATGTTTTCAAAATTTGAGGTTTGATAGTCTGTATCATGAAAGTCTGCACTATATGATATTTCATTAAATGTTGCCTTAGCACCAGTCTTAGGAAAGGCTGAGTATGCCATTAGGAGTTAGCTCCTGAGTTAGTCACATCCTCAATAACGACTATGCTTCCCTGTCCAACCGTCCAAACCCTAAAACCATCAGTAATTTCAATATCAAAAATATCACCAGTTTGAAGCAAATTAGAATTTGTTGAATTTAAAAATACTGTAAACTCTCCAGGGCCATCGGATGCTGTAACTAATGGATATAGTTCAACTATTAAATTTGCGTTATCTGTAATTACCCCTTTATCTGCAGCAAGGATTGGTCTTTTAATTTCCATGCTAAGATCCCAGTCTGCAACGGTAATAGGGGTCTTTGTATCATCGGTTGCATAAACTCTAAATGATGAGGTATCTCCACGAACAATAGTCCACACTATCTGAGGTGGCTTAGAGCCAAGATCATAGTTTGTAGTTCCTGTATTTCTATAAGTTGTCATTACAATAAACCTTCCTTAAGTGCTCCCCAAGTTGACGCTCTTGATCTAGGAGATGTAACAATAATTATTCCAGAAGTTGAATTAGATTTTGCAACAATGCCAACTGTAACAACATTGGATGCTGGCTTGGTTGCTGTAAGTCCTCCACCAGATGCAACGTATAGCACATTTCCAGCGGTATATGAATTAGTATTGATATTATTAAAAATTCCAGAGATAACAATAACACCATCAGTAGAGTTTCCAATATTGGATTGTGCTAATCCAACTACTGGGAATGTTCCTATAGTTGATATATCTGATTTTGCAATTGTTGGTTTAGTTGAATACCCTGAAATATAAACGGGATCACCTTTTGTTATTGATACTCCGCTAACATTTCTAACTTCTAATGTGTGAGTTGGAATTCCGATAGTTGGTAATACCGCATCAATTGCTTCAGCTAATGACTGAATATCTTCGTGAACATTAACGGGATCTGTTAATATTGGATACGGTAAATCATAGGTAGTTGTCTCTCCTGAAGCCATTCATCCATTATACCACCTGCTAAATATTATTTTATTAATTTTATAAAAATATCACTAAAACTTGCTTTTTACCTAGAATTCATGTTATACTTATACTATGCTACCGACTGGTAGCAATTGTTCTCTAGGAGGTTAATATTATGAGAAGAGACAAGAAAGCTTGGATTGGAATCCTATCTTTGGTTGGATTAATTGCACCTATAAGTAATCAGGCCAATGCTATAAATGTTACCGTTGATAATAATTTACTAAGTAAAACGTCAGTTAAATCTGTTGATCCCGCCCCCAAAGGGGCATTTTTGGTTTCTAAGGTTAGAAATCAAGCTACCTTAAAAAAATACCAGAATGTAGATAGATTAACTGATCGTCAGCTAATTGAATTATTAAAGGCTGTAGGGTTTAGGGGTAATGGGTTAAAAACCGCTTGGGCGGTAGCGAAGGCTGAATCTAATGGACAACCAATTAGATACAATGGAAATATTAAGACTGGTGATAACTCTTATGGGTTATTCCAAATTAATATGATTGGGGACCTTGGACCAGATCGTAGAGAAAAGTATGGTATTAAATATCACGGGGAATTAATGAGTCCCGTAAGAAATGCTGAAATTGTTTACGCTATGACTGAGGGTGGAACAAATTGGAAATCTTGGAAATATGCTAAGACTCCACCTGTTCAAAAATGGTTAAAGAAGTATCCTAATATATAAATTTAAAATAAAAAATAAGGCCCCTAGATTATTCTGGGGGTTTTATTTTATCTAAATGTAGAATTGTTTATATGACTAACATTAATGCTATTTACATTAAAATGCTTTGGTAGTGAGGATATCCAAAGAACAGATTCAGCAATATCTTCTGCTGTTAATGCATTATCTTTTTTTTCTAATTGAGTATCAATTGTTCCAGGACAGATTTCAGTAATCTTTATATTGTATGCTGGAAACTCCATCCTCATAGTCTCTAATAGCCCAATTTCGCCTCTTTTAGCATTAGTATAGTTACCTCCCCCAGGATATGGAACATTCCCACCTATGGAAGTTACAAAAATAATTGTTGGTGATTCTGATTTTTGCATACACGGGACAAAAAGTTGGGAAAGATACATTGGTCCTGAAACATTAATATCATAGGCAATCCTAAAATTCCCCATAGTTTCTTTTATAATATTTTTGGGGCTTGAACCACCACCAGCATTGTTAACTAAAAGATCTAAAGAAATATCTTTATACTTTTCAAAAAAAGATTTTATTTGATTTTCGTCTGTAATATCTAGCTGATACGTTTCAACATTATTAAAATCTGATTCTTTTAGTTTTGATAAGTTTCTAGAGACAGCAATAACTCTATACCCATTTTCAGATAGAAGTTTGACTGTAGTATATCCAACACCTTTACTTGCCCCAGTTACTATAGCAGTTTTCAATATTTTACATTGTTCCTTGGCTATTGTTCCATGGCATATCGTTATGTATCCAATGTCCTGGAACCATATATTTAAATCCTGTTTTTACAAGATGTGCAGTATGGTAATAAGGTGCAGAAGATGGAAATATAATTATGCTTCCAGCTTTTGGCTTAACTCCAAATGCAATTTGATTATTAGATACAGCTACATCATAGTCAAGACTTGGAGATGGGACTGAGTTAACATCTTCGTAGGGAGACATAATAAAAGAAATTTCTCCTCCTTCAAAATCATCATTAAGATACATAACAAGAGAATATCTCAAAGTCTTGTCTCCATCTAGTTGATCATAATGTGATCCCATTCCAATTCCCGCTTGATATTTTTTAATATTAAAAGTAGGAAAAAGCCTTGGCTCATCTTTATCCCCTAGTGCTTCAGCGTAATCTTTACATACATCATAAAAAGACTCTGTAACTGTATTATAAATAAAAGCCATTTTACTCTTTAAAGGCTCTTCTAAATTATTAATTTGATTTAGATCAAAAGTCTTAGTTAAACCGTAAACAAAACTTTTATCATTAGATGCTGTCCAATCGAACCATAAAGAAGACTGGTTTTCATTTTCAATTAAGTCAATTTCATTTATAGTTGACATTAGTTCTGTAAAATTCTTTACGCCATCTGGGTAGTAGTATACCTTTTCTTCTAAAATTTCTTTATTCATTCTTTCTCCTTTTTAATATTTGTTATCTATGTAAAAATTTTTAACTTTTATAAAGCCTACCAAGACATATCGGATTGGTCCAGGACCAACATGCCTTACACCGTGATCATAGTCTTTTGTTCCTGGAAATAAAAGAAGAGATCCTGGTTTTGGCTTTAATTCTATGTTGTGTTTAGAAAAGAAAATTTCTCCTTGTGAATATTCTTCATTTAAATAAAGAATTGCAGCATGTCGAATTGAAGGGTCTGTATCTTGGTCAGTGTGAGCCTTTAACTCAACACCCTCCTGCATCCTTTGAATAGTGGCAAATCCGCTAAGCATCAATGAACTATCTTCTTTTTCTACAAGACTTCCCAACCTTTCATAAATTTTTGACTGAACTTCAAAGTTGGTTATATTAAAATTTTTATCTTCCCAATTTTGAGTAATCTCAAATTTACCTTCTGCTACTAAATTTTGAACATCATCTCTTCCAAACTTTTCCATACAAAAATGTTTTAAATTTCCTAAATACTCTACACGCCAATCATCTTC